CCTCTTAACAGTTTGTTATTACAGTATCTTAAATCGTCAATTTGTCCTAAGTTCTCACCGCCTGGCAGTGTGTCTACTTTTGAACCTCTACCATCTGCTGTTTGTGCAAAGAAGTAGTCTTCCAGCATGCTCATTGGATTGTATGCTGCATCAGCAACACTGCCGCCGCCGTTTTGATTAGGAACACGTTTTTGTTGTACTTCGTACTTAACTTGTTCTAAGTACTGGCGTGCTTTGTGTGGAGGCATGTTGCCTACATCAATAAAGAACACACGTCTTTCTGGTGCCCTGTGTACACGATAGATAATAATACTATCTTCTAACAGTTCTTTTTGTTTAAACACTTTAAAAATAGGCTCGAGTATGCTAACACCAAAAGGCCAACTGTGGTCCATGCCTTCTGTTAAGCTGATATGCACAACATGTTTAGCATCTACAGGAGTTCCTTGATCAGAACCGCTTATTGCACCAGTTAAATAATTGCTTGTGGTTGTTGCAACAGGACTCATTACACCTGATATTCCTTGTCCACTACCATACGGTCTTGCATGCAATGCTGCTACATCTGTAGCAACTTGCTCAGCAAAGTTTGGATCTAAATTTTTAATAAAATAAGTTTCAATCTTTTTACCTTCGCTTTCATTTACAATTACTTTTTCAATGTTAGCAGGATCAACCCAGTACAACTCATATGTTTCCGGATCTCGAATAAAGAATTGATCACCATATTTACAAACACTGCGGAACATGCGGAATGCACGTTTGTGCATTTTATTCAGTCTACACCAGTTTTGAAGTGTTTTGTCTAAGATTTTACCTTCTGTGTCAGTTGGCGATTCTAAAAATTCAATTTCAAAAGGCAAACCGCTGTATTCATTTTCCTGAGTGCCAAATTCAGCAATGGTGTCTAATGCCGCATTAACTTCTAAATCGTTATCCATTTGATCATATTGAATATATCGCATGAGACGATTTGGTGAACCAGCATAAACTTCTGGTAACCAACTAGCGTACCTACTGCTTGCAGCACCTGGGCCTCCAGTTTCTGTTTGCGGCTGTATGTTTAAAGGTAAGCCTGAATTATCATATGGTGTAAAATGCTTGCGCCAACTCATAGTGTTTTTCCTATATAATACACTATTTATCGTTAAGTAGTATTTTGTTTTTACTTTTTTGATTAGAGGTTACTGTTGATTTCTTCGCTGGTGCGATTACCTCTTCTGAGTAATCTGTTGGTTTCTTCTTGTTTAGCTGCAACAGCTCGCTGTGCATCCAGCATTTCCCGGAGGATCGTTGACATGTTGCCTGGGTTGGCGTTGTACACACCTGTTTCCATTCCACTGCCTTCCCCTTCAGTAGAGCCTGGCTCTGTTGTTCCGAAGTTATCGTTTTGTTGTGCAGTTGTTGTTATGCGATCTTGTCTTCTAGAAGTAGATGGTACTGCACTTGTTGTTTGCGACACACCTCTGTTCGTTATACTGGCTATTTCGGGTCCATTTATTCCTATATTTGTATCAGAAAAAGCATTTGCAGTAGAACTAGTACCAGTATTGGTTATGCCAGGTTGTTCTTGTTCTCCGCCACCTCCAAACATTTTAAGTGCAGACATTCTCATTATCTTAACCAGGCTAATATCATCCATTTGCCCGTTTAGCACTTCTAGCGCATCTGCTATTTTTACAAATTCACTTGCTGCAACATCTCCTCTGATTTGAGATAATGCATCGTTAAAAGTTGCTACATTGTCACCAAACCCTTTCATGTTTTCTGACAGTGCATTAACAGCAGGAGCAGCTTCGCCCAATTTCATCAGTTTGTCAACAGGGCTATCGCCGCCAAACAGACTGCCTAACCCATCCAACACACTGCCAATTAAACCACCTGCGCTGAGAGCTGCCATGCCTGCAGCAAGGCCTACCATTGCTGGGCCAATGCCGAGCAATGTAGTAATGTCAACATCTTTTAGTCTTATTAAACTGTCTGTGATAGTATCCATTGCAGGAGCTGCCAACATAGCTGCCGCGGCAAACGGAACAAGTGCTAGTCCTAGTGCGCCAATTGCTACTGCACCTGGGATAATAAGTGGCAGTGCTAGTCCTAATACAGCAGACACAGCACCTAACCCTAACAGTGCAACAAAACCTTTACCTATTGCGTCCCAACTTACATCTGCAAATGCTTGGAACGATTTAGCAGCAAGAAACATAACTCCTGCTAACAAGCCGAGTGTAACACTGCCAAGCATTGCTTTAGGATTACCTAGTGCTGCTAATCCTTTTCCTACGCCAGTTAGTGTGCCTTGTATCAAACCACCTAACCCTTTTCCTATACTGCTTACAACATTTGATATAGCAGTTGCAATAGAAGATACACCTTTGCTCACAGCATTAACTAAACTTGTAAATGTGTTTCCTATTCCTTTACTTAACCCTGCAATGCCACTACCTATATTTGTCATAGCTTTGCCCACAGCACCAAGCACTGCGGTAACTGCGTTTCCTACCCCTTTGGCTAAATTTGAAATAATTTTACCGACACCTTTACTGATAGCATCCATTGGCCCAGCTAATCCAGATATTAATTTACTGCTAACTATTTTTAAAATTTGTATTCCGGCAATAGCAAGTATTAAATGTTTGCCTACATCTAAAATCATAGATTTAAGTCCATCTAACATACTAGTTTTAATGCTTTTTATCATTTCACTAAAATCAAATTTACCGTCTTTTTGGAACTGGCTTAGCCAATTACCAATAGATGTTATAATTGCACTTACTTTTTCGCCAACAGCTTTTATTATGCTGGGTAGTCTTTCTCCTAGTTGTTCTCCCAGTGATTTGCCTGCACCTGTTAAGCCATCAACTGCATCTCCAGCAAATCCAAAAGAATTCATAAGTGTGCCGATTGATGTGCCTATACTTTTTTTAACTTCTGCAAAGGCTTCTTTTAAACTGTCTGCGCCAGTTGCAGCACCACCTAATCCTTCTAAAAAGGACAGTTTAAACGCTTCGATTGTGCCGCTGAACTCTTTGAATATGGATGTTAACACGTTTGTGCCTGCTTGCACACCAGACATGGTTAATCCTGCATTCATATCTTTGATTCGTTTTTCAGTTTGTTCAAATTGAGTTATAGCACGAGCCATGCTTGCTGCTTGTGCATTTCCAGCTCTGTCAAGTGCAAATATTCTCTGTTTTTCGCTTTCACTTAAATTGCTTAACTGTCCTGCTAAATCCTGTGCCATTGCATTGGCATCGTCTTGACTCAGTGTGCCATTTTGTATTGAGCCAATGTATTTGTTCATTGTGGGTGCTAAACTGGGCAATGCTTGAATATATCCTGTCATGGAATCACTAAAGCCCATTGCACCACTTGCAGCAGCTTCTGTGAACGCCATAGCAATTTCGCCGCCTTCTTCGCCGCCCATTGCTCGCATAGCGGCACCAAAGTCTGATATACCAGCTACTACTTTACCTCTGAGATCGTTGTCCAGCCTCAACAAACTTGAAGTCAGTGTGGGAGTTCTTTCTAATAAACTGTCAGCAAAAGCAACCAATGTGTCTGTGCTTTCGCCTACAGCATTAGCATATTCCTGTTGTCGCTTAATAGAAGTTGTAATCTGTTTTTGCAGCTGTTGTTGATTCATATTATCAAGCAGACCCATTGCTCTTCTTCTTTCTAGTTCTCTGCCTAATCTATCAGCACTGTCTTCCAAGCTCATGCCTAAATCGGCACCTGCATTAGTAGCATCTAAAAACGACTCTGTCATTCGAGTAAAAGATTGTTTGCCCATGAGTTGAACAGCATTGCTAAACTGCATCATGAGTCTAGAACCGTCTAGTCCTGCGCCTGATAAACGCTCCAGTGCTTGTGTAGCAGTCATGCCTCCTGCAGCAACTCCATCACCAAAGCCTACGCCTGCTTTGGTCATGTCGTTGAGCGTTTGCCCTAAACCTAAGAAACTATCAATTACGTAGCCGCCATACAGTATAAACCCGGCGCTTAAATATTTTGCTGCACCAACTGCTCCGTCGTAAAATTTCACAAATGCTTTTTCACCCAGAGCAGCACCTTTGTTGAAACGATCTAATCCAGTACTGTTAAACGCCATGACACCACTGCCTTTGCTTTTTTCCATAGCATCGGCTAATTCTTGTGTGGCTTTGATTACTGCATCTCTGTCTTTGTCTGCTTCTTTGCGATCTTTGTTAGCTTCTTTTGAATCTTTTTTAGCATTTTCTACAAGCAGTTTTAGTTGCCCGGACATGCCTTTGGTTTGTTTTTGAAGCTCGTTGAGCATTTTCTGAGCAGTGCTGTCTAACGCAAAGTCAGGTATTCTAATTACATTGCCGTCTGGCAATTGGATGTCGGCCATAAAAATCTCAACAAGTTATATTTTGCTAATAGCTATTTATCTGTAGTATTAAATGTAGTTTTATTGATTAACTTTTCTACATATGGAATAAAAAATTCTAAGGGTTTAGATTTATATGACGGGTCAAAACTCACACTGTCGTAAGTTTCGCAAAATTTAAGCACATATCCATAATGAATGCTTGTTCTGTGTTGTTGTCTTAGATTTTTTTCTAATCCTAAATGATGATTATAGTAGTACACCTGAAAGTCATTGTGTGTTCTTAACAAGAAGTAATTAGCATCATTCACATAAGGTTTAAGTATCATTGCTGCTAATTCGCCGTGCGCAAGCGGACATAAAGTATCACCAATGTCGTGTAGCAGTGCTACTGCTACATATTCGTCATCCTCGCCGGCTTCTAATACTCTGGTAGCAGTTTGTAAACAGTGTTCCAGTCGAGATACCGGAAAACCGCCAAAGTCGTGTTGCAATGTCCTCATGTGTTCAATTAAGCGTTGAGGCAGTTCATTTTTATATCGCTGAAACTCCTGCGAAATCACACGCAAATCTTCTGCTGTGGTGTCTTGTAATCTAGTAAATGTCATCCCAATCCTAAACTTTTAACATCTTTACACAGCTCAGCATAACTTAACTGATCTTTGTCTTTGTCAAATGCAATGCTCAACAAGTATCTAGTATCACCAAAATTAGTGATAGTGTGCGGCCATTGTGTGTTGAACAAATACAATTTGTTAGGTTTATATTCTAGTTCAATAAAACTGTTATTTTGCACAAACAAACAATGACTGTTGTGTTCTCTGTTCAACAACATGTTAATACCTACACCTCGCTTCCAATCTGTGTGCAGTCTATAATAAAAATTTTTATGCAGTTTAAAAATAACAGTTTCAAGTATTTTGTGTTTTCTGTTAATTTGCTTGAGAAATGTACTACCGCTTATTACCACTTGTGGATCTATGTAGTGTATGGGGAAAATTCGTGTGTCATCGAACACAGATGTTTCTTGATTATCTGCTGTTTGCTCTGTTGAGCCTATGAATTGGTCATTAACTTCTATGCCGTGAGTTTTAGGGTCAGTGTCAAGGAAAGCGTTGCACAGATTACTTAGATGTGTCTCGTTTGTGTTTATTTCTAAATAACACTGATCAGCAGTGAATGTTGACATAAATTTACCAATTATTATAAAACCCTGTTTTAATGAGGATAAATACCTGTGCAGCATAGAGTATTTTTAATATTTATCTGCATTTTTTTAAGGATTATACAATTATGACAAACAAACACAATCCATTAAGTGCTTATTTTAGAGCACCCAAAATGTATGTACAAATTCCTAGCCAAGGAAAATTTTATTCGCCTAGTGTAGTAGAGATGCCGGAAAACAAGGAACTTCCTATTTTTGCAATGACTGCCAAAGACGAAATGATTATGAAAAATCCAGATGCACTGTTAAACGGTGAAGCTGTTAGTCAAGTTTTGCAAAGTTGTATTCCTAATGTAAAAAATGCAAGAAAATTGTTAAATTGCGATGTTGATGTGCTGTTGATTGCAGTTCAAGCAGCTTCTTACGGTAACGATGTTGAAATCACATCTGAATGCCCCAAGTGTAAAGAAGAAGTAGTCGGAGTTGCAGATGTAGAACTAGCATTAGACACCATGGGAACAATTCAAGAAACATACAACATATCTTATAAAGATCTCACCATAGTTGTGCGTCCTTTTACATACGAAAGCACAATTCAAGCAGGTATCACAAACTTTCAAAGTACTCGTAGTTTGCAAGGTTTAGCAGAAGTCACAGACGATTTAGAAAGACTGCGACTGTTCAACGACAATTTCAAACAAATTGCCGCATTAAATTTTACACTCATAGTCGACAGTGTTGACGCTGTGTCTGTGTCTAACAATGGCGAAACTGTGATTGTCGACGACAGGGATCAAATTCGCGAATTTTTAGAAAACTGTGATAATTCAGTTGGTAAAGCAATTGAAAACAAAATAGCAGAAATCAACGCTATTGGATTAAACCACGAAATGCAGATGACATGCACTAACGAAAAGTGTAAAGAAAACGACGAACCCTACTTGTTTACAGGCAAAGTTAACTTTGATCCTGTAAATTTTTTCACAGCTTCCTAGGTTCAGCTGAGCCCGAAGAGATAGTGGCATATCTTGGGAAGCTGAAAGAAGATCAAAAAGCCCTCGAATCAGCCATAGCAGAATTGGTAATCTACAGTGATGGCTCAGTGTCTTGGTCAGAAGCATGGATGCTGTCCAGTTCTGAAAGAGAAATACTAATCAAAACTGTTAACAAATACAACGCTGCCAAATCAGGTAACAAACAAAACGAATTCCTCTAATGCGCAACATATTGCGCAATAACTACCAATCCTTATAATAATTTGCAAGATATTGCACAATCAGGTTAAGAGACACTTCGTGTCTTTTCTTACTACATTCATTCGTTCGTTTCACTTCACTCATTCATTTGTAAGAAAGTTTTTAGGAAGAGCGAAGCTCTTAAGAACTTATCACGAAAGTTGAGCCATAATTCACCCGTATGCACGGGTGAAAAAAATGACACTCATCACGACAAGTATCGCCATCTCAATCTCGGGTGCTACTAGGAAGCGGTGAGCCTTCTCTCCCCATACACTACCGTCACTGCTGTTGCCAGCCTCACGGAAACTAATATAATCTAGACGAGTTTAATTATACTAATTTGCAGGTTGCTTTTTCTCAGAGCCTGCATCTATTTAATGCCATAACGTTTGTTGCATCTATACGACTACATCTCCAGATTCCGATGGCGAGTTAATTGCCACCTCAAGGAGCCATTTACATGGTGCGGTGTAGTGCCTATGTTGTTTTTATTTTATGTGCCAGAAGTATTAAAGAAATGCCATGTGTGCCATGTGTGTTTTATTATAATTATTGCCTTAAAATGTGTTTCTAATGTTTTTTTGAATCTCTGTGTCTAAGATAGGTTTGATAATGTATCCACTTGTTATTTTTTATAAATCCCCAATCTTTTTGTTTACTAAACCTAAAAAATAGTGTCCATGCACACCCGCCTTTGGGTACTTCTAAATAATGCAAACTACTGGCTTTGCTAAAGCGCATGTGCCCTGGACCTCTCCAAAACTTGCCCTCTGGTGTATGTTCCCAGTATCCTCCCTTGAGGATTATTGTAAAATAGTTCCACGGGTGATCGTGAAAAACAGGTTCGTCAGATAAAACGATTTTGTGTAAAAATATGTTAAAAGGATGCTTTTTGTTTTCGGAAAAGTTATCCAGCTTTTCTTTAAACAACAAATGCCAACGATGCATATATGGTGTGACACCGTCTTTGTCGTATATAATTCTTTTACGTCCTATCATTACTCATACACTCTGTTGTGAGTTTGATATACTTTAACAAATGTTGTGCATTTTGTCAAGTCTTTTAATCTACTTGCACCAACATAAGTGCAAGTTGAACGCAAACCACCTAAAATAGTTTGTACAGTACTCTCAACCTTGCCTTTGTGTGGAATACTAACTTCTTTGCCTTCTGCAGATCTATAATCCTTAAGTCCACCAAAGTGTTTGTCGTTTGCTGTTTCTGAACTCATGCCGTAAAAAGTAATTTTGCCATCCAGTACTTCACCACCGCCTTCATCGTGCCCAGCAAGCATACCACCCAGCATCACAAAGTCTGCGCCTGCACCAAACGCCTTGGCTACATCACCAGGGCAAGTACATCCCCCATCAGCAATGATGTGTCCACCGAGACCATGAGCGGCATCAGCACACTCAATGACAGCACTTAGTTGAGGATAGCCAACACCAGTCTGTATGCGAGTAGTGCAAACACTTCCTGGTCCAATACCCACTTTTACAATGTCTGCACCGTTTAGGATTAGTTCCTGTGTCATATCACCTGTAACAACATTGCCGGCAATAATAACTAGGCCCGGATACTGCGTCCTCAATTTATAAATGAATTCGCTAAACATTTCTGTATAACCATTTGCAACATCTACACACACGTATTTGATGCTTCGACTTAGTTTGAGTGTTTCATTTACTTTTTTAAAGTCTTCATCAGTAATACCGGTGCTTACTGCTACATGATTAGTAATTGTACTTTTATGTCTGTTTTGATTTAGCCACTGGTGTATTTGTGCAGATGTATAACTTTTTGTTAGCACGGTAAACAAGCCTAGTTCTGCTAGTGCTTCTGCCATTTCAAAAGTGCCAACTCCATCCATGTTAGCAGCCATAACAGGAACACCAGTATAGTCTTGTTGACTATTTCTAAATTTCATTGTTCTTGATAAGTCTACATCTTTGCGGGATTTAAGTGTAGATCGTTTTGGGCGTATTAAAACGTTAGAAAAATCTAATTTAATATCTTCTTCGATTTGCATCAGTGTGCCTTTATGTGTTTTTAAGTGCTTCTTTTAGAATTTTAGAACCGCCTACTCTTACATTAATAATTCCGTTATAGTAGTCATCTGTTTCTAACACTTTTCGTTCAAATTGTTCTCGTGCTTCTAGGTAGCTTGCGACTCCTCTGCTAGGACAAAAATATAATATTTCTCTTGTAAAGTTGTCCTCGCCTAAGGTAGCAACATCTTCTTTTAGGTGATCTGAACTGCCCCAGTATTCTCTCCAGTCGCTTTCTACTTTTCCGCGACGCTTGTTCTTTTTACCTTTTAGTGGGGGTTTTGTAGTTTTAAATTTAGCAAGTTTTTTACCAACATATTTTCTGTTGTTAGTTGTGTTGGTAATAAGATAAACAAACGCTTCGCAATTTGCAGGTAAGTTTTCTACAGGGTTGCCATTGTATGTCCATTGCATGCAGTTATTTACAGCAAAAAAATAACTGCTAGACTTTATATTGGCTAATCTACAAAGTCAACATCTGTGTTATAACTTGTGAAGCCTCCTTCTTTTATAACAGTTAACACGTTGTTTACACGACCCACTAGCTCTTCTTTATGGCTGATTAGGAATATATTTTTTCTGTGTTCTCTGTTCATCTTTTTAAGTATAGCAAGTGCGTTTTCAACACCCATAGTGTCCATGCCACTGTCGATTAGTTCGTCTATGCACATCAAGTTCATAGGCCTGTTTAGGCTTTCATACATATCCCTGAACGCCCAACTTAATCCTAAAATAAGTCTATTTCTTTCACCTCTACTGAGATTATCAAAGTCTAAGTCGCGACCATACTCTGTGATTTCAACAGTTAAATCGTTGCCAAACTTAACATCATGTGGTAATCCGAGCTTGTCTAAATACCAAGCAAGTCTATGATTCAAGTATGCAATGTTTTGATCTATAATCTTCTTGCGAATAAAACTGTCTTTGCTGGTTAACAGTTTGTGTAAAAACTCTTGATGTTCTTGTAAGTATGTTAATTCGTTTATGGTGTCAAAACTTATTTCTTGTAGGCCTGTTTCTGTTAACAGCTCTATTTGTTCGACATAAGGATTGGCTTCTTGTTTTTTGTTTTCGTATTGCGTAGCCAATGATTCTAAATTGTGTTTGTGCTCGTATGCTTGTTCAACTGTTTCGTAATACGTTTTTACTACTTCAGGCACAGACACTTGCTCAAGTGCTTCAGTGATTTCCTTAATTTTTTGTGCATGCTGATTGTTATATTCTGTTTCTTGAGTAATTTTATCAGTTAGTTCTGTTATGTATTCGGTGTGAGTTTCCAGATGAGATGTTTTTTGTTTACATGCATGACACACACCATCTTCTGCATCCTTGAGATTGTTGTGTAATTCACTGAGCCTGTCTTGACTGCGATTAAAACTTTCCACAGTAGATTTATTTTCTTTATTGAGAGTTTTAACAATGTCCTGCTGTTCTTTAGCATCAACATTTTGTTTATGAGCATCAATCTCTGCATCAACATCGAGTTCTGCTAATGTTGTAATTACATTCTCTAATTCTTCTAGTTTATTGTTGTATGTGACATCCCACGCTTTTTTTCTAGATTCAAGTTCGTTTATATTTTTTTCAATACGCTCGTTGCTGTCTTTAACAGCATTAATTCGTATTTCTTCTTCTTTGATGTCATCTCTTACAATTTTAATTTTTTCTTTTAGTATATCTGCTTTTGCACTAAGATCGGTTATGCCCAGCAGTTGTTCGATCATTTCTCTTTGATCATTGCTTTTCATACTGAGGAAAGGCTCACTGTAAGTGTTCAGTGCAACCAGATGTTTGAACATTTCATGAGGGAAGCCAATAATCTTTTCAATGGCTTTTTGTGTTTCTCTGCTGTCGCCCTGCTGTTCTTCGTCAAACGCTTCGTTACCTCCCACTAATAATCTTAAAACATTAGGCTTTCTTCCTCTCTCGATGCGATAATCTATTCCATTAACTTCAAAATCAACAGTGGTCATCATGCCCTTGCCGTTGGTCTTGTTGATGAGATTATCACGCCTGATGTTTGTTAATGCCTCTCCGTAGAGAGCATAACTTAGTGCGTTTATGATAGTGGTTTTACCTGTACCATTTCTACTGCCATCACCTCCCATATCTAGGTTGTGTCCTAGCACTAATGTAAGTTGACAGTTTTCAAATGTTACTGCTTGTGTGTTATTGCCTATACTCATAAAGTTACGGGCACTAACATTTTTAATGTTTAGCATTAAATTTCTAACTCGTTGTATATGTCAATTAATTTTTGTTTCTCTATGGTGTTTGAATCTATAGTGCTAATCTGAGCAACAACAATTTGATCAACACTTTCGAATTTTATTTCGCCACCTTGATATGTTTCTTCTTCTTCTTTTATAGGTATAAGTTGTAATTCACGAACATTGTACTGTTCAGCAAATTTTTCTTTAATAAAAGTTGCTTCTTCATACGAAATGTTAATATCTAATTTTACACGAGCATATGTGTATTTGTCAAGTAAATTTTGATGATCGTCTAATAATTGTTTAAGTGAAAATACTCTGTACTTAGGACATTCTGCCCAATTCACATATATTGGCTCTTCGTCCCATGTAATAAACATTGCACCACGTTCATCGTCATCTACGTCGGCATAGTTATGAGGAAATGCGTTTCCTATATAATGAATATTGTTTTTGTATTGGCGTTTGTGGAAATGGCCACTAAAAACATACTCTGGGCCGCTGAGTAGTTCTGCAGTTATGCCTCCATGATCTGGCATTTCTACCATGGCATTCATTTTAAAGTACGGCAGTTCGAAATGCCCAAACATGTATTTGCATTTCATTTTAGAAACTTTTTTGTATTCGTCGCCCACTAGCCACGGAATAATTGCAACACCGTCTTGTTCAAAATGCTCGTCTACCATAACAAAATTAGGTAAATCACGAGCATACTCGATACTGTTCATTTCACGTTTATCTCTGTAATATAGATCGTGATTACCAGTGATAAAGTAAACTTTTTCAAAAGCATCATTTAGGCGTTTGAGATCTTTGATGGTTGCATTCATTGTTGCAACATTAATGTTTGCTCTGTGATGGCTCCAATCGCCTAAGAAAATACAAGTTTCTGCGTTTCTTGCTTTTGCTTCTGCAATAAACCAATCTATGTAACGGTGGCAATCATCTAAGTGTAAGCGGCTGTTTTGCTTTAGTCCATAGTGTATGTCCGTAAAGCAAGCCGCTGTTTTAAACAGTTGACTCATAAAATTTACTCTGGAAATTGTTCAGTACTTGACTCTACACGTTCTCTTAGCACTCTAACTTCTTCTTCGTGTGCTAATTGTCTGCTGTAACTAGGCAAATGTCCTTGTTCAATTAAAATGTCATCTCTGATGGTTTGATTTCTCTTTTCTAAGTTTAAGATTCTGGTAAAACTGTTGTTTACCACTGCGGTGTAATAAGCAAACGGGTTGTCTGATTTAGACTCGTTAAACTGAAGTCCAATCTGACTAAGTTGTAGCAATGCCTGTCCTCGCATTTCATCAACGTATGTATAACCTCTCCAGTTTGCTCTGTGGCTGTATCTTTCTACTAATTTTAGAAACATAGTGCCTAATTTGTTTGTGATGCGTCCGTGTTCTGTGCAAAAACTGCCACTTACTAGTGTGCCTCTCCAATGACTGCGAACAACTTCTTTTAATTCTGTGCCTTGATAAGCATACTGCTTGAATGGAGGAAAATTCACTTTGGCTTTTTCATCTGCTATAGATTTTGGATTCTTTTTGCGACCTTCTTCTTCAGGAATGTGTTCATATGTCATAACACGAAACACAACGTCTTCGTCTGAAAACGAGCTGGGATCTACAGCAAATTCTTTTTGCTTTGGTTTGTTTTTATAATCTGCTTTGTCGTGGTTTACCATTGCAGCAGCATAAGCTAGACTCTGCATTTTTGCAGACTTGTTTTCTTTGGCTTGTTTTATTGTTTTAGCATTAATTTTGCTTATATCGTCTAGTATTATGTCGTAGTCTGTGTATTTTATATCTTCAACATAACAATATGTAAGTTTGCTTTTGTGTATTTCTTTTAGTATATCTTTGTTGTTTAGATAGTTAACTGTTGTTGCTTTTTTCATTATTGTTATCTCCAGTTCTATATACTATTATACAGTCAAACATTACTATGTCAATGATATTTATTAGGATTCGGCAATTAAAACAGTGTATTATGAAAGCGATAAATACTGTACAGGAGAAATGAAATGCCAACTTTTACTCAAAGCGGAACAGGATCAGGAACAGCTAGAAGCACAGGCTCCGGCTCTGGTGCAGATTCTAGTGGGTCAGGTAATCAGCAATACCTAACTGATTTAAGCACTCAGCTATCAACTTTTAGCGATCAAGTAACTCAAAGTGGTGTGCAAAGCGGTATAACCACAAATGTTGATTGGAGAGCTAGGTTGAGACCAAAAGATGGTGGCCGCTCTTTGTTCTGGAAAGGGGAATTAGAGGGTGATGGTGCACCGTCTACCGGCGGTACAAAAATAGATTATTTGTTAAAGCCCTTGCATGAAACAAATGGATTAGTTTGGCAATACACACCTGACATATTATTAAGCTCGCAGGTTAACTATAATATGCCAGATTTTCATGGCCAGAACTATCCATTGATGACTTATAAAAACACCACGCCACCGCAAATACCAGTTACAGCAGATTTTTCTGCTAACACTACCAAAGAGGCACAGTACCTATTAGGCGTTATACATTTCTTAAAAGTTTGTACAAAGAGCTTCTTTGGAGACTCTGCTGTTGCAAGTGGACTATACGGAACACCGCCGCCTGTTATGTTGTTTGAATATTTAGGACAACATGGTTTTAACAAAGTGCCAGTTGTGGTGACATCTTACAGCATAAACTATCCTTCGGATGTTGATTATGTGCCAGTAAAAACTGCTGTAGTAGGCGATGAAACAACATTTGTGCCAGTTCTCATGAACGTACAAGTTACTCTTCAGCCAAGCTATACACCTCACAAATTGCGCAAGAGATTCGATTTGCAATCATTTACTACCGGTAAAAATTATAAGGATGGATTTGTATAATGGCCAGTTTTCATAGAAAAGATAGTTTTTTAAAAAGCACTGGGGTTTATGATGTATTCTTAGATATCAATAACCTGCCTACTATACCTAAAAGTGTTTCCGACGAAAAGTATGTCATAGAGCCCAAGTATCATCAGCGTCCAGATTTGTTAGCGTATGACAAATACGGAAATTCTCGTGTATGGTGGATAGTTGTATTGCGAAATATAGATATTATAGAAGATCCTGTTAAAGACTTTAATGAAGGTACTGAAATATCTTTGCCCAGTAAAAAAACAGTAGAAAGTATAATCACATAACATGACAATTAAATCAGCAGAAGAATACGATCCGTTTCTCAAAAGAAATGTATACGGAAATGTACTAGACCAAGTAGAGAATTTTCAGTACAACGCAAAGTTATACATGATACCTCCTGTAACTTCGGCTAGCGGGTCAGCATCTACTACTCCGCCGCAATCGGGTACATCTGCACGAACAAACGATCCTGGAACAAGCAGCACTGCATCTGATAACAGAGGAGGGTACTTGCATGATGCTATGACAGCTGATCCTTCACAGACTGTGGTTCTTGCACAAACAGGAGTTACCGGTGTACAAATAGATAACATTGAAATCACCAGTGCAGTAGGACCAGGTAATTCATTTGCTTTTTCAACAATAAATTTTGATATTGTACAACCAGGAGCCGCTGATTTCTTAGATCAGATTATTGCAGCAAGAGCATATTTAGGCGATCAAATTTTTTCAAACGATGTTCCTTTGTTTTTAGAAATTGTTTTTAAAGGCTATTCAGAAGATTTAGACGAAGCAGATGCCGGCGGCAAACCAATTGCTGCGGCAGGCCCTTATCGATTTAGAATGGTTATAAACACAGTATCTCTGGAGATTAACGATGAAGGCAGCGTATATCAATTTAGCTGTGTAGCAATGGACCACACAGGTTATGCAGATCATCACTTTCGCATACCAAAGAAGATGGAATCTGTGGGCACAACAATTCCAGAGCACGTTGAAAATCTTGTCAAAAAAATTAACGATCATGTGAAAGAAAACTATGATGCATATCAAGTACAAGACGAGTATAACATTGATATATCTGGATTATCCAGCGGCCCATACGGATTGAGTGATCTTAGTCTGGTTACTGATAGTGATGTTAGAGCAGAAGAAATAAACAGGATAATGAATCCAGAATTAGAAGATAAAGAGGAGTCTGAATACAAAGACTTATTGGAATCTGCTACCAAAGACGAAGGTCCTGTGGATATAATAGTTGCTGAAAATAGAGTGACAGTCAGAGAAGGTGTTACTATAGAACGATATATACAGACACTGCTGTCTATGAACGACGAGTATTATACCAGAATAACACGATCACAAAATATATCAGATTCATCAAACACTGAGGTTAATAAAGAACAGGCATTTGTAAATTGGGTCAGAGTGAATACTGGAGTTTCTTATACAACCTACGATACTAAAAGAAATGCATATGCTAAAAAGATAACTTTCAAGCCAGTTATATATGCCACAGCTAAAACCACAGTAGGTGCCAGTGCTGACGAAAATACTAATCTATCCAGAGACGAAATACAAACCAGAGTAGATCAGATTGATATTTTCAAAGCATATCATTATTTGTTTACAGGACTTAACGATCAAATATTAAATTGCAAAATTGATTATAAAGCAGCTCATGCTATGTTGCTGCCACCAACCGGAGGCTTCAGTGGAGATTTTAGCACTGTGATGGCTAAAACTATTTCTAGTCAAGCCTCTGTTACCGATGATTTAACCAGTGAAGATCTAGCAACACAAGCAGTAGAGGCTACTAATCGAGATGCTGTGAGCGACATAGTGGACAATGCTAGACCCGATCAGATATCTGAACTTGGCAAGCAATTAGGCTTTTCAGCTGCTGACATCAGAGATGCAGCCACTAATAGAAACAGTCAGTCTGCAGAAACACTTAAATCTGTGCTTGCAAATAGATCTTCAGCACAGGCATTGAGCAATGCTGCTAAAAATACACAAAGCGATGCTTTTTCTAATCAAGACGGCACAGACTATTCTCCTACTCTAAGCGGGTATGTGTATGCAGGAGATATCATAGGCAGTGTGTCAGAGCGTGTAGGCACAGCAGTGGGAGTAGAACAAGCAAGAAATACAGCAAGAGCATTGAATAACAGTGACGGAGACACTGAAGACAACGGCACGCCAGAGCCTGCTATTCAAACAGGTGGCATACCTAATCAGGCAGAAGATGGCACATACAACGGCACACCGAGAAACACTATATTTGGTTATCTCATGCAACAGCATTCTGCAACAGACTTTTTAGTAACGCTAGACATGGAAATAAAAGGAGACCCGTACTGGTTGGGTAAAACAGACGTAGGCAAAGTAACTCCACATGCATCAGGTGCAGAAGACACTGAAAACAAGTCCAATGAGGAGCACCTGCATTTAGCCGGCAACGATAATTATATATTGTTTGACATACAAACACCTAAGCGATATGATTTTGATGTAGCAGATGAAGATAGCAACTCCGGTTACTGGACACAAGACGGCACTGCTTACTTTATTACAGGAATATATATGTGTAGACGTGTTGTTAACATATTTTCAGGCGGACAGTTTAGTCAAGAATTAAATTTAATCAAAGAAACATCGTTGCAACTGAACAAACTTGGAAAATTAGAAAGATCAGAAGAGGAAGACACTGAGTAATGGCTTATAACGCTAACAGTAATCGCACCAGTCGAAATAATCCTTTACACAAACTTAATCAAGGTAAAGATGCTGTATTCGGTATATTTCTAGCGGAAATTGTTTCTACTAAAGATGTTAGCAGAACTGGCCGAGTAAGAGTGTTTATTCCTGCTATCAGCAAAGATAAAAATTCAACAGCAGGTTATTTTGATGCTGTATGGACTAGTCCTTTTGCAGGCACAACTGATCCTAGACAGATTGGTACAGATTTACAAAAACCAGACAACACAATTAGCAGTTATGGATTCTTAGGGGTAGTTCCTGATATGGGAAATCTTGTGCTTGTTTGTTTTGGCGACGGCAACACAAAGTATCCGCTGGTTATTAGTTGTTTATTTGGCGACAAATTTAATTATATGTTACCAGGCAACGCTGGAGGCAAAACATATCAAGCACCAAATTTTAATTTGCCTACCATGGAAAAGAATAAAAGAACAGCGGATATCAACCACAATGACACGTTCAGACCTATACAACATACACTAGCAGAAGCAATTACAACTCAAGGACTCGCCCTAGATCCTGTAAGAGGAGCAGGCAAAAGCACTTTCAGAAGAGAAAGTCCATCCGAAGTATTTGGTATACTCACCCCTGGACCCAGAGACCCTGATAAGTTTGATTACAGATTAGGCGGCCACAGCATAACATTAGATGACCATTTAGCCACGCGAAATATACGAATTAGAACAGCACAAGGCAATCAAATTTTACTTGATGACACTAATGGCTTTATCTATATCATTAACAAAGAAGGCAAGGTGTGGATGGAGTTTAGTCAATCCGGCGAAGTGTATTTGTTTGCTGAAGGCAGCATAAACATGCGAGCAAAACAAGATTTTAATATTCGAGCAGACTATAATGTTAACATCGAAGCAGGACAAAACGTTAACATCAAAGCTGCCGCTGACAACACAGCCGGTAGTTATACAGGTGTAGGTGGAGGCACAGGCGGTGAAATTAATCTACAGTCTGAGCGCGACACAAACATAGTAGCAGGTACAACGTCAGGTAATTTACTTGCAACTGCTGTGACTGGCGAACTACATATGAATTCAGCAGGAGATTTTTACAGCACATCTGGTAAAAACTTTTTTAAAAATGTTGCAGCATCAGACAGCACACAAGCAGGCAGAGACAGCACTGTAAAAGCCGGAGCGCAGATAACACATCAAGCAAGTGATTCCGTTACGTTAAAAGGAACTACTATTTTGATGAACAGTGGCGGCCCAGATGCACCCAGTGTTAGTGCATCAGCAACCGCTACACCTATACCCACTGTTGGCATAGAAGATGCAGCATTAGAATATCCAAAATATGACAAGAGTTCAGATAGCCCTCTGACCACAGACGGCAAACGTACAGGTCCTAAACCCACTATAACCACTATTGTGTCAACAATGGTGACTGCTGAACCATTTGAGGGCCATGCTATACCTGATCCAACTAATGATGATCAAGACAATATAGTCCCAGACGAAACACTTAAGAAATCTCTACCAGCTGGCAGTACAGGCATGACAAATGCTGCAGGAGACCCTGTGCCAGCAGCTGATAATTCACCATCTGGTTTTAAAAACGGCACAGGTTATACAGGCAACGGACCTAGCGCATTGCCACAGTTTGATTTTCCAAAAAATGTTTCTAATAATTTTGCCCCCGCACAACAGAAACAGTTAAGCGGTGCATTACAGCAAAGGCTAACAAATCAATTAAGTAGCAGTATTCCTTCGGTAAGAAATCCTGTTACCACAGTTGGTAATTCAACAGTGTTAGGAGTAAACAATAAGATTAGCGAGTACACTGCAAGAATAAAACGAGTAGGTATTGACACTTCCGGCATACCGAGCGATTTGCAAAGAGGCGACATGCGAGCTTTCAGTAACAAAATAGGAAATTTACAAAGACTGGCAAAAAGTCCTAAAGAATTCCAAGAAAGTCTCAAGTCTCAAGGAATTATTTCTATCAGAGATGGAGCCAGTAATATTTTTGTTGATAAACAAGGTAGAAAAATTATTGATTTTAGAAGTGGGTTAGGTGGAGCAAGTAGTCAACTGTTAACTGCTGCAAAGCTAGGCACCACAGCAAATATGGTAACTCGCACAGTTGGTGTGCCTATTTCAGACAATCAGTTGTCTGCTTTAACAAGTTTTGCAGACCATATAGGTCCTAATAATTTCTCAAAAAGCAGTGCATTGCGTGTACTTAATTCTGGTAATTATAAAGATGTTCCTAATGCAATGATGGAGTTTACATCCAATAATGTAAGCGGAGTAACAGAAACAAGACCGGATTATGTACAACGAAGACAATTCGAAGGTGAACTTTTTCAAACGCCAGACGGTGTTCCGCTACCCGACGGCATGAGTGCTACAAGAAAATCGTTTAAACAACAAGCAGTTGAAATAAGAACAGCACGAGATGGTTACTTGACCAACTCAGACATTGTTACTTAAACGATTTCCTAGTTTTTTGTATGCATCGTATCTTGCACTGGTTTCTTCAGCAATAGTACGCTTCAACATTTCTATTTCGGATCTGAGAAGTTGATTTTCAGCACGTAGAACATGTATTTGTTGATTTGCTTCAGACAGTGAATCGATTTTTTTTGGATTTTTCATGTTTGTAAAAAAAATATGTGTAAGTTTCCTTACACATATTTATTCAGGCATTTGAAAGCATACGCTTCATTTCAATGAATTCTGCGGGCATAGTATTCTTTTCATATCGAAAATTACCAGCAAAATTAATGCTATCAAAGATAACATATTTTTTAGTTTCAGAGTCATAAAGACCCACTGTGGAAAATCTTTTGTTTTGCTGAAAGATTTTCAAAAAACGAGATTTGTGCAGACGATTATTTGTTTCTTCTGCTTTTTTCCAAATTTCGTCGAACTCTCTGTTAAACTTAAACATTTTTAATTCTCATGTTTTAATTGTTAAAAAAAAGGGTGTAAGTTGCCTTACACCCCTTATTATACACATACAAAAGTATATGTCAACCGTTTTTTAAAATGTTAGTGTGTACGATACAACAATTTTGGTTTCATCATTGTCGTTCGGCGCACCGTTTGTGTCCTGGTTTAGGTTTGTTTTAGATACTAAGAATGTGAAGTTGTCTTTACTAGCACTGACGTTATAATCGCTATAGCTGTCAGGTGTGCCGTTAAATGCAGTAACAAAATCACCCTGATGGTGACCAGCATGCAATCCAACTTCTACGCCGTTACTTAGCGGAATTGTGTAGTCTGCTGAAACATACGTTGCTTCACCAAACCCGAAGTCTTGGTTAGCACCTTCCCACGCTTCAGTATCCACAAGAACATACAAAGACAAATCTAAATTTGCAACACTAATTGATCCATATACTTCGCTGAAATCAAATTCTGCATTTTTGTCATAGTTGTAGTAAAGGTAACCAACATCATAAGCAATACTGCCTATTTCGCCAGTTTTACCAAAATACATATCATGTTCATATGAAAACCGATCATTTTCTGCATAGTCTACGTTCGATACCCATGTACCTACATAGTAATCGCCAATGCTGTACTCTGCTCCACCCTGTACTGCTGGCAAGTTTCTTGACTGTGACAACCCCCTCCACAAATAGTTATTTGTAGCGGTTACTGTGCCAGTTAATTCTGCTTGCGCTGTTGAAGTAAAGAACACTGCGCCTACCATTGCAAGTGTACCTACTAGTTTATATAATGATCTACTCATATTTTCTCCTTTTTTAAAGTGTACAATAATTAAAACATTTTGTAACACTGTGTAATAATTATGCAACGATTTATTTATGCACCTATAATATAGGAAATTAAAACTATTGTTAATAGAATAGATAAATATGAGTATGGCAACATTATTCAAAGGATTCAGCACAGTGGGCAAAATTAAAGCCCCATATGCATTAACTGATATAGAATTAGTTAAGCGAGATTTGCTAAATGAATTTAACACTAGAATAGGTGAGCGTGTTATGCGTCCAAACTTTGGCAGTATTATTTGGGATTTGTTAATGAACCCAGATGATATGTTTACTTCAGAAGAAGTTAAAGAAGACATCAAACGCATAATTGACAAAGATCAACGAGTAACATTAGTAGATATAAAATTGT